GAACGATACATTGGAGTGAAAGAAATTTTCGCCAAGCCAATGAAGCGGCAGGCGTACAACGACTTGCGTGGATGGCAATTGCCAGACAACGAGAACGGTGATGATGAGGGCTACTTGGTTGAATACATGGACGGCGGTGCGCCCAACCATCCTGAGTTCTTGAACTACATTTCATGGTCGCCCAAGGACGTGTTTGAACGGGCCTACAAGCGCACCAAGGGACTTACCTTTGGCTTGGCCTTGGCGTTGCTCAAAATTGGCAACAAGGCGGCACGCAAGGGCTGGAATGGCAAGGGCATGTGGCTGACATACATCCCTGCCGGTGGCGATGTTAGCTTGGGCGCTAATCAACCTTTGCCAATGCTTCCGTGGGTCGGAATGAAGACCGCTGACGACAAGTTTGTGCCGTGGCTGGCATCGCAAACCGATTTACTTTCTGATGACTGGGAGATACTGTAATGGAAATGACAAAAGATCAGGTGGTAAACACCTTCATGAACACCGCGCTGGAGGGGGATTACAACTTCCTTCAGGAAGACTTGGTGAAGCTGGCAAACGCCTTCGTGGCTGCGGCAGCGCCCGAGATCATCAAAGAGGAACGCACGCGCTGCATTGAAGCTGCACGGTCGCTGAATCACTTGGTGGCCGAGCGCATGGCGCAGATTCGGAACCAGTAAAAAAGAGGCCCCTACTTTTGACGGTAGGGGCCAAATAGGGCAACTGCAATGCCCTCACGCCGGGGAGACAACCAACGTGATCTGGAGGAAATTGAAATGGTAAAACTTTGGTTTTGGTTAATAATTTTGACGATGTTTTTGTGTTTTACTGCTGGTCATCACTAGGATTTACAAAGCCTCGTCCGCCGCCAGCAACGCCACTTTGTTGGAGTGATTTCCGTGCAATCGACAGTGGCGATAGTTGGCTTTTTGAGGGGGTGATCATGTTGGGATTGTCCCGCATATAATTTGTTGCAAGCGCACCCATAGTGGCCGGTATGGCAACCTCTGGAGCAAACAATAGCGGGGCCGCAGCGCCTGCGGCAGAGATTGCAGCGCCCGGCACATCACCTTGGTATAGACGAGTTCCAAAATCCGCAAGCTGACCGGCAACATTGGCCCGGCCCGCCATTCCACCCACAGTTGGGGCGACAGATTTGACCCATTTGGTTGCCGCTTCAACACCCGGCACGCTGGGCAGATATTTTGCCGCAGCAGCACCAGCCTGATCAAACATATTGGATGAAACCAAAGGTGTAGCCTCCGTTGCACCCTGCTGCATATAGCGAACTACGGTGGGCACCCCATTGACAATTTTTGTCACCGGTGTGCGTGCAGCGTTTTGAGCCTTAATGGCGTCGATAGCAGCCTGCGCTTCAGAAGTGCTTCTGATAGGCATTCCTGTCGCATTCGACAAATCTTTTGCAAAAATATTGTCCACACCAAGGTCGCTATGAACTTGACTTTTTACATACCTATCCAGCCCAGACATTGCGTCCAAGATTTTTTCTTTGGGGTACTTGAGAAACTCAGAATTCAGGGGGTTGTAACTTGCTCCGGAATTGACCAGAGCATGAGCAGCACCAGCACCAGCACCGATAGCGGCTGGGTCGGTGTAATCTCTTGCTGAATTCAAAAATTCGGGAAGATGCACTTTTTTATAGGCACCCGACACCATGTCAGCTACCGATGGTCGCGGCTTTGGGGTGTTGTCTGATGCGGCTGCTGACGCGGCTGATGCCTTTGGTGCAGGCGCAGGAGCCTCTGGCGCAGAAAGGTTGGCCTTGAGCATGGCTTGGTACTCTTCTTCATCAGTCATCAGTTTTCCCCTTATTGGTTGCCGTATGCTTTAGCCAAGTCCGGCGCGTATTTATCCGCAATGCCGTTGTAGCTTGAAGTTCCAACGTACTCGTGATTTGGCACGCCGGGGTTGGCTTTTCGCCAAGCATTAAAAGCTACATTATGCTCATACCCACGCATATTTTTTACCGTCTCTTTGGCAAGGTATTGGCGCAAGACTTCTTGCGGGTCTGAGCCAGAAACAACCCTACTCATCGCGGTATTGAATTCAGGCACGTTGGCATGGCCTCCAGCACCCACACCAGCGATAGCTTGGCGCACATTTTGCGCTTCCAGTTGAGACAAATTCAATGCAACTTGCCGCACCTTTTTTTGCACTGGCTCGGACAAGTTTGAAGACTTTAGAATGTCTTCCACTGGCAAGCTGGCAGAAATATTTCCACCCAGTACGCCGCCAGACGCTGAAATATTGAGACCCTTTGCCAAGGCTGTTTTTGCAGCCGTCAAAAAGCCCGGATCGCCATACAAAAGGCCGAGCCCCTTCGCAACCTCTGGATCATTTACCAGTGAGCTTGTGCTTTTCAAAAGTTCCTTGGTGTCACTAAAGTTCTGGCGATCATGCTGAAGTATGTCTGCTAATTTCGGCGCATGAACCGCCTTCAGTTCCTCGGCATTGGTGTTGTTGATGGCGGCTTGCTGTTCAATTGTCAATGGGTTTGCCGGAGCCTGAGCTTGGGCCGGAGCCGAAGCAACTGCGCTCGGAGCGGTATTACCAGCCACTTGGGATTGCTGGTACGCATCCAAAAAGGATTGCGCATCCGCAGCATCCTTACCACCGGATTTGGCAAGGTCTTGATAATACTTCAACCCTTCGGGAGATAGTGGAGTACCTTTGAAAGTTGCGGGCTCTCCTTGTGGAGTGAGTGCTGGGGTAGCCGCTTGCTTTCCAGCCGCTGGAGGCTGTGTGCTAGAGCCACGGGAAGCAATTGCAAGGTCTGCCGGATTGATGGTCATGCCGGGCGTTGTTTTTGCCAAAGCAATGCGACTCAAGGCGTTACCCAACTCACTGGATGCGAGCCCACGTTCTGTGTTGGCGCTCTCATAGGTTTTGCGTGCGGCACGCGCAGAAGGGGTATCTCCCAGCGCTTCCAGTTGCTGCACAAAATCCGCCGTTACTGGGCCGGTGTGCTCGGCCAGCATTTGAGCTGCCTTCTGGTTTTGGCCCAATGCGATCTTGGACTGAGCCAATTGCGAGCGCATCTGTGCAATCGGCAAAGCAGCCGCGCGGCCAGCTTCGACGTTCTCACCCAGCGCCTCGGAGGCAGAGCCCAAGGACGCGCCAAATCCTCCTAATTGAGGCTTCAGGAATCCCGCAGCCACCTTGAACCAGTTCGGGTTGGAGTAGCGGTCTTCCAGAGACTTGATCTGGGCCTGCAAAGAGTCTTGATACTCCTGCAAGTCCGCAGGGTTAGCACCGTACTGATTGATTTTTGATGGATCGGTCGAGAGACCGGGTTGTTGTTCAGCCATGATCAGTCCTTGTCGTTAATTTATACGGGTGTGTCATATTCGGGCATCCAAGCGTTGTTGTATGCATCCCAGTATTCACCGGGGTGATTGGCTGGATCATCATTGGCACCACCCGTGTTTCCGCCAGTAACAGGGAACGAGGTTATCGAGGGAGAACCGCTTCCAGTATTGCTGTAATCGGTGCCACCAGTAATGTCTGGCGAGCCACTGGTTCCAGTGTTGGAGTTACTGTTATACACCCCAGAAGGCAAAGCGGAAGGAGAGCCGCTTCCCGTGAACTTGTTGTACGCGGCTTGCAAAGAGTCGAAAGGCGTTTGACCGTTTTGCCCTGCCGTAAACAACCCAACGGTTCCAGCGGTTGCACCCGCCAGAGCCGACAAAGGCGACATCTGGGCGGTGTTTGTGGCGGTCGTGGACATGGGGACACTGTATCCGCGCAGCATGCCGGACAGGGTGGACAAGTTGTTCAGCGGGAACAGTTGCTGGTTCTGGTTGATGGTTTGCTGCTGGGCACCCAAGGTGGCTTGAGCATTGATGTCGTTCAGGTTCAGGTTCTGGTTGGTAGAAGCAAGGTTGCCCAGCGCTGATCCAGCCTGAGTTAGGTTCTGCTGGCCTGCGGAGGCGGCATTGGCTGCGGTCGATCCTGCCGTGTTGGCGACTTGCTTCTCGCCCAGTGCGGTTTGCAGTGCGGTGTTGTAACCGGTGCCCAAGGCCGAGGCTTGCGCGTTCAGGATGTCGCGGTCAGCATTGCTCATGGTTTGGCCCAGCACCTCAGCACCGCGCTTCGATCCAAACTGGCCGGAGCCTACTGCACCAGCGGTCGCGCCGGGTGCCAAGTTCTGCTGGATGTTGCGCTGACCGGCGTCACCAATCGCATTGACCACGTTGGTCATGTACGGGTTCATCAATCCGCTGGCTGTAGCGCCTACATCGCTCGTTGCTTGATCCAGATAGGGGTTGGCCGCAGACAAGGGGCTGTTGGCCGTTGTGGCCGCGTTTAACGTGTTCCCTGCCGCTGAAAGCGTGGGTTGAAATGCGCCACCAGCATTCGTCACATTGTTGAATGCGTTGTTTTGCAGGTCTGTCGCACCAGCAAACTGGGCATTGTTGGCCGCGTTGGTGGCGTTGGAAGCCAGCCCGCTCAGGTAGTTGGTGTAAAACCCCGGCGCGGTGGATGTTGTCGTCGTTGTCGCGGAACTGTCGAGCAAATTTGCCATTTTTAACCTTTCGCCATCTTCAGATAGTCAAGTGGACTTTCGGCCTTTGGGGGTATTTTACTGGTAGGTGCCGCTCTTTTGTGCATCCGCAGTTCAACGCGCATGTCATCCAAAAGCTTGGCACCTTTCTTGTTGTCCCCACCGCCCAAGGCTGTGACGAACGCTGCGGGGAAGACGTACTCTCCATCCGCAATCTTGGCGGGCACCGGCTTGCCCTTTTCGGGGCCGGTATCGTGGTGGGCAAACTGGGACTGGAACTTCGCCAGAGCCTCAGCGCCAGCCTTGCTAGAGCCGTCGCCCAGAGCCGAGACAGCCTCCGCGTCAATCACGTAGTCGCCATCATGAAGCATGGCCGGAATGTCGTCGGACTGGCCCGTACCACCGCCTTGGGCATAGTAGCCGGTCACGCCGGTGATGAATTCGGGTTTATGGCCCTCTGGAGCCGCTTCAGCGTATTTGTGGGGCAACCCCCCTGCCGCCAGTCCAGAGGCTTGGGATTGACCGCTCAGGCCGCTTCTGAGCTGCTTCAAAGCAGCAATGCGGGAAGGCTGGTCAACTACCTTGGCCGCGTCCAAGATCGCGGGCGATGTCGAGGGGCCTTTGGGTGTGGCGCTGGTGAAGAAATTTTGCAGATCATTGAGGCCGGGGATCGAACTCCCACCGGTGTCGTAATGACCAATGCTGCCGCCGCGAGCAGCAGTTTGTGGTTCTTGAATCCCGTGCATGGCAAAGGCGTCCTGCATCTCAGGAGTCAGGGACTGATAAAGCTGTTGTAGTTGTGCCATTTTTGTGGGGCTTTGTTGGGCTGCGCTGGAGTTATTCAAAACCTGTGGATTCGCAGCAATAAAAGGCGATGATTGAGTGTTTGGAGTAGTCGTCGATGTAGTGGCTGCGGTGGTCGGCAGCGCTCCAGTGGTTGCCTTTGGGGTAGTCGTTGGCGGTGCAGACGTAGTTTTGCCGGGTGTGCTAGATGGCGGGTTTGCCGTGACACCCGATCCACCATTGATGACTGATTTGGGATCACCCAGAGATGGCGTGTAGTCATCGGACACAAATCCAGAGCCAGTCATGGTGCCGCCGGTTACGGGCACGGTTAAACCGGTGCCGCCACCCATTGATGGATCATTCGGAACAGTGGGAAGTTTCAATCCATCGGTCTGTACTGGCTCAGCCAAAGGAGCGCTTGGGTCTTCGGAGGTGTTGGTTGTTGCGGTCAAGCCCGTGCCGCCACCCATTTCATCCAGTGTTGGTTTTGAGTTTCCAGAAAGACCGTAATTGGTGTCAATCGGTGTCTCATCTACAGGCAATGCACCCGTAGTGTCGGTGGACGCAATAAGACCTGTTCCACCACCCATATCATCCACGGATGGATTGACAGGAAGGCTCAAGCCGCCAGAAGAAGTGCCAAGCTTGAGGCCGGTTCCACCACCCATATCGGTCGAGTCGGTTCGTGCTGCATCACCGGACGCTCCCGACAGCGGGGATGCGTCTTGAGGTGACCCTGAATCTCCGGCTGAATCTTGTGGTGCGCCCGACGCCAAGCTTGAAAGCGGCGAGGTTTCATCTGGTGTTGTAATACTTGCCAATGAGGCCGTATCGGTGGCGGGTGCTTCAGGTGTTAAATCTTCCGGTGCATAGCTATAGCTTGGGAGCGCACCTGCGTCAGTAGACGCAGTAAAGGTGGATGCACTGGGAGGGTTGGAAGCAGCCGTATCGTGTGAATCCTGCAAAGCGGCAACCACTGCAGGGTGCAAAGAATCACCCGCAGCATTGAGAACGTCCTTGGTGCCTTGCTGTATGGCGGCGTTCACCATGGACTTCGTGCCATCGCCCGTGGCGATAGCGCCGACAATTCCTGCCAAGGCTATCTGCTTAGCCTCGGGGGGTATGCTGGAATCGTTCAAGCCCGGTGTATTTGCAAGGATTGTGTTGGCGGTGGTATTGACTACTGCGCTCGTTCCAGCAGCAACAGCTGAGTTCAAAATCTCGTCTTGGCTCTTGCCTTGAAGCACCCCGGTTGCAATGTTGGTGCCCATGTTGGTAGCCATGCTTGCAACCACTGGGTTGTCCACCACGCTCTTCACTTCGTCCGCAACCTCTGGCGCAATAACTTGAGAGCTTAAAACGCTCAGTGCTCCGTTCTCCAGAGCCTTGTCTATGGGTGCACCAGAGGCAACAGAAAGGCCAGCCTGAACAATGGCCGAGCCCACTGCATTTGCCGCCGCAGTGCTGGAAACTATGCCAGCGTCTACAAGCGAGCTTCCCACCATGCTTCCTATGGAACCCAGCCCAAAGCCGCCGGTTAGATAGCCTACGCCAGCAGTAGTCAGCGCTTTTGCGAGCGCATCATTGGACATGACATCGCTGATGTGGCTCACCTCACCACTGATGGCGTCACCCCAGTGATTTACGGTATCTGCAATGGCGTCAGTCGCATGATTAACCCAACCCATTATGCGCCCCTCAAATCAAAAATAAGTTCATAGGTTCGGTCTCGGCCTTGATCAACCTTGTGGGCTGAGTGCGGGAAACTTGCATGCACCAAAAGATCATTGATGCGCGGGTTGTCATAGTAAGTCACAGCCCTTGAAAAATGTTGGCTAAGAACTTGCATGAGCTGATTGACGCCATTGACCAGATCAACTTCATTGCCACCGTTGATGGTGTGGAATTCCACGGTGCTTTGATCAAGTGGTTTGATTAAAAACATGGTGCGACCAAACACTACGTGCTTGCCGCCGTTTTGCAAGTATTTCCGAAACACCGCTTGCGCTTGCTGCTCGGAGTATTCTCGCCCCTGATGATTGGTGCGGTAGTCAGCAGAAATAATTTCTTCAGGTGTCATGCTATTGCTCCACGTTCATGATGCCGACCATCTGACAGGCCCAGTCTTGCCACGTAGCGAAGCCTCGGGAGTCGGGGATGCCGGAGTTGTTGAAATTACCGATGCCGTTCATGCCGTCCACCCACTCGCGCCATTGCGCCTCTGGTACGGTGCCAAGCTGATTTTGAGCGAACAATTCCGCCATGAGGGAGCAGTAATAGTCCCACGTCATGTTGCGCGGATCATAAAGCGTCATTATGGATTGCCCGAACCGCGAATGTCACCGGTATCCAGACTCAGCAAGGTGCGGCCAAGGAAGTAGTTCCCGTTCTGCGTGTTGCTGGTGAAGCGCAGGCGCAGTTCGCGGCGCTGCTCCTTCATGTCGATCTTGAGCGTGGTGGGCGAGAACGTGTACGGTGTGGATGGATCGTCCACGTCGTCCGCATAGGACTTTCCGGTGACCACTACTTCCATGTCGCCGGACTGCACAAAGTCTGGCTCAATGCGCTCAATGCGCGTCCACTTGTTGTCGCCGGGCTGCTGCACAGAGCCTACCAAGCCCATGCTCGAACTAATCACGTTGGTCTCAAAGAACGACTCAATGGCGTTGACGCGGTTGGTGAACACCTCATTGGTGCCAATCTCATGCTGCCACAGGGTGTAGCCACCTGTTCCATTGGAGTCGACTCCACCCCAGATTGGGCGGCGGAACACTTCCGAAAACACTCCAGCGGAGCGGCGTGCCCCCATGGCTTGGCCGGAGTCGTACCAGCACTTTTGACGCACGTTGTAGATGATGGCGTCGTTGCACTCATCACTGTCGCCGTTGGGGAAGAACCACCAGATTTCACCCCAGCGCGGCACCTTGCTTGCCCACACCTTTTGGCGCTGGACATAGTTCAGGTTGTCGAAGAAGTAGTTGTTGTTCTGCTCGTTCGGGATTTCCTGCACCACACCGTTGTAGGACAGAAACCGATCGGTTCCGATCCAGTAGAAAATGCCGTCGTACTCAATGACGCATGAGCTGGAAATGATGGATGACTGCTGGGTGATCAGGTCATACTTCCAGTAGAAATTCAGGCCGTTTACGGTGTAGGGTGCATAGCTAACGCGCACCAGAGAATCCAGAGTCCAAAACAGACCAGAAGGCGAAGTCGTGCCTCCCCGGATTGGCAGTCCTTTGATGACTTTGGTTGATGAAATGTTGTTGGCGTTTGCATCGGCAGATACCCAATCGTTGAAGTTGCCTGCGGAGCAGTTTTGGATCAATCCATTGTTGCCATACACAAACAGGTATGGGAACAACATCACGACGCCGCCCGACACCGAAATGTTGGCGTCAAAGGTCAGCGTCACAGTGCCGGACGCGGTGGCGTTGTTGCTCAGGGTGGCTGTCCAGACGCCACCCACGGTCGCCGCAGACACCACGGTGGTGTTGGCAGGGATACCGGTGCCAGTCACGGTCAGGCCTGCGCCAATCGCCGCAATGGTTGATGCAAAGGTCACAGTGTTCACGCCGCTGCTGGTGGTGCCACTGGCTGTAAAAATGCCCACAGGGGTCAAGCTCAGGCCGGTGAATGGGCCGTACATCGGACGGGTGTTTGTCGTGGAGGAAATGTCGTTCAGGTTCTGACCGGGGTGAGCGATCAGATTGTTCTGACCATTGCCTTCGGCGTCGTAGCCAATGTCGAACTGCCACAGGGTGTTGGCACTGGGGTTGTACGTGGTCAGGGAGGCAACGTAGCCAGTAAATCCCGATCCAGTCCCACCGATGTCGGAGGCATTGATGGTCACGGACTCATTGTGGACGTAGTTGATGCCAGCGGTGGTCACCACGATGTTGAACACCAAGTTGCTGGACACCGTGACGGTAGCCAAGCAGCCAGTGCCTGCCACGGCGTTGATGGGCACGTTGGTGTACGTCCCGTTGGTGTATGCGGAGCCTTGGGTGGTGATCCCAATGGACGCAACGGGGCCAATCGGCTCCACTGATACAGGGCCAAAACCAACAGCGTCATCGTTGTCGGTTGTCCATTGCTGGATTCCATCGCTGTAGCCAGAGATCACGTAGTTGATGCCGTTGTCGGCGCTCATAATCATGCCTCGGCTGACCCCCGAAGCATTCAGAAAAGCACCGTTGTAGCCAGCAATCTTGCGGGGCCTGCCGTATTGGAAGCGCACCCACTTGCCGTCAACATACGTACCGGAGGCAAATTGGGTGCCGTCCCGCTGAATGCCGGGGCCGGTTTGTAGGACAACGACTTTATCGGTCATGTCAGAAGGCACCGCCGTTGATACCCACGGGCACCAGCAAGCCGGTGGGGGTAAGGGTTGCGCCATTTACGCCATTCACCGCGAGGCCAAGCTGGTGGCTTGCGGCCAAGTACAGGCCGGTGGTCGCATCACCTGCAAAGGACAGCGATGGAGCAGCCGCAGAGCCGTTCCCAAGGGTCAGGGCGTTGATGGACGACGACGTGGACGTTTGGGCGTTGTAGACGTTGGTGCCATCGCAGATTGCGATGATGGTTTGACCTTGAGGCAACACCACGGTGGACGCGCCCACGGTAGTGGTCTTGAACGTCACCGTGAATGACCCGGTGGTCTTGTTCTGCAAGGAGTACAACTGCACCGTAGGGGGCAAGATGATGATGGCGTTCGAGGTCAGAGTGCCTTGGTACTCTTGGATGATGTTGGCCGCTTCCAGTGAGGTCAGGGTGACCGTGCCGCCAGTGATGCTCTTGACCAGAGCGGTGAAGAAGAACGTGGCCGAGCGCCCATAGGCATAGCTGTAGAAGTTGGTTCCACTGGACACCACCACGAAGGACTCGCCGATCTGGAGCTGGGCACTGGACTGGCCGTCAATGGTGTTGCTGCCGGTCAGCGCGACGTTCAGGATACCGGTGCCATCGTTCTTGACGATGATGTACCAGCCTGCTCCTACGCCCACGGCAGACGGCAGGGTGACAGTTCCAGCGCCGCCAGTCCACACGTAGATGGAGGACTGGTCGCTGGGCAGGAACGTGTAGGTAGAAGAGAACGTGGTGACGGCGGTGGTGGTGTTCAGCGTGTTGCCGACCGCAGTCATGCCGTAGCCATCCAGCGTTGCAGCATTGGCCGCAGACGTTCCCGCACCAAACTGCACCGAACCCCATGTACCGGGCGCGGTGGTGTTGTCGGTGACGTAGATGTACTGGGCGATGCCAGAGTTCACCGTGACGATGGCACCACCGGCAGAATTGACAACGTAGAAAGGGTTTGACCCGATGTTGCGGATCAGAACGCTCTGGCCGTCGGAGACCTGCGTGGCCGCTGGCATGAACAGGTTGAAGCCACCGGCAGATGCCGTGACCTCAATGATGTTGGCGACGACGTTGCCGGTGTTTCCGTTGACCGGCCAGTTCAGGATCGTGTCGCCGGTAATGGACAGTTGCTCGTAAGAGACTTGTGAGGGACTGATTGTGTCCCCGGAATAGGGTGAAATATATGATGTCATGCTAGTTCCTTCATGGCTTTTCTAATGGCCCAAGCAGCCTTTAATTTTGCGCTTTGCTCAGCCTTCCAAGCAGGGTCTTTGAATCGTTTTTCGGCAGCAGCTTTCATTTTTGCCTTGGATTCTGGGCTATTTAAAGACGCTTTTAGGTTTGCTGCATGCTCCGGGGAATGAGGCACTCCCTTGCGACCATTAGGCATGCCTTTTTTAGGGCTGGGTTTGCCAACCTTTGCCTTGCTGATGGCAATACCAATTTTTGCTCTTAGCTCTTTATTTTCATAAGCCTTTTTGTTTGACTCACGAATTTTTTGCTTGTGCTCTTCGGTTTTGGCCATGCCCATGGTTCCATCACCACCATCGGTCATGTTATAGCCATGCGGCATTTTTGTGTTGTGCTCCGCAATTAGCAGACGCTCAATCATTTTGGCAGACTCAGCGTCAAATGCATCCGCAATGTGAGTGAAGACGAAAGCATCTACACCATGTTTTTTAATGGCGCGATGCAGAAGCTGGCCTTCATTGGCATTGCGATGCCGCTTCCACCTGCGCTCCAAGTCCGTGGTAATGCCAACATACTGCTTGGCATTCACGGTGTTGGTGATGATGTAGATAGCGTGCATGATTAGGAGTCCACGGCAATCGCTTGGCGATCACCCACGCGGGCCACATCCTCGGTTTTGAGGGAATTGAGGGCTTCCGTATATTTCTGCTGGAAAATGACTCGCTGGTCGTTTTTCAGGAATGGCATGGCCTGCAACAGGGTGCCGAACAACATGGCATTGGGTGCGTTCTGGGTGAGCCAGTTTGTCTGGTTGGTCGAACTCAAAGGCTCAATGCGCTCGTAGTACAGCACCTCGAACGCATAGGCTTGATCTGGAGTCGGTGCCAAGTACCAGTGATCCCAGTCGGTGTCGGCGTAGAACTCGGGCACCGATGTTTTGGTGGCATTGGGCCAGTAGCTCTTCAGGTACTCATACTTGCGCAGGTAGACTGGTTTGCGCTCACCGGCCACGACCACGTTCATGGAGACGGTCTTGCGCCACCGTGCTGGCTTTTGAAGCACTGGGTTGCTGGCAGTGAGGGTGGATTCTGCGATCTGCAACTGTCCAAGGGTCTTAATCTCTTGGGCAATCTCAAACTCTGTCAGGGAAATGAAGGTGGGTATGGCAGCAACGACGGCAGCGTCTTTGCGCTCTAGGTACTGGAGCACCGTAGAGGTAAGGCTGTCGTAGGTCATGACCCATGAGGGTGTAGTTGCCATAGTAGTCCTTCTGGATTATTTGTCGGCCTTGGCGTCCAACTTGTCAAAAATTTGCTTCAGGATCGCTTTGACCTCGGCGATGTCGCCTCTGTAGTCGTCTTTGCCGACATAGCTGTGAGGCAAGTCATTGATCTTGTCTTCCAGCTTTTGAAGCTTGGCGGTCATGGAATTAAAAATGTACCCGCCCATGAACCCGGCAAGGGTGACGATGGCGTTGAATAGCTGCTGGTTATCCATGATTTCCCTCTGGTATGCGCTTGGTTGATTGTATCTGGGTCAGCTCAAAACGCGAAGCACGCTCTGAATCTTGCGCACGCGCTCGTCCAACCCAATGGTGCCGCCGTTGATGCGCTTTGTCATGGTCAGGTAGTCGCTGGAGTCGGCAAACTGGTTCAAGCCGTGGGTGGCCCAGAACCAGCCTGCGGTCATCGCCGCGTGCTTAGGCGTCGCCACCAAGTCGGGCTGCATAACAAAATCAACCCCACAGGCAGTGCCAGCATGAAAATAATTAGCGTGACCAGTAAGTTGTATGCAACCACGACCGCGAAAACGATAGCCGTCACCAGAAGCCTCGTCACGGTTTCCCATGCGGTCAGCATAGACCTTGTTTGCGATTTTCTGGGGATTCTTGGCATACTGGTTGGCAATCTCAATGGTGGGGAAGCGCTTTGACCACAGACGCATCAGCGCCTCAGCCTTGTAGTTCAGGTTCTCTTCAAGGGTGCGGAAGTTGTTGCACTCGTGGCCGCACTGGCCGATGAAGCTGGCCTGACGCGCAGGGGTGTCAATGCCGAACCGGTCAAACGTGGCATTCAAGGCCAAATCCCAACCCTGCGGGAGGCCCATATCTTGGCACTGGTCAGCGGTTAGCATTGAGCTTCTCCCTCACTTCGTTGTAGGCGTCAACGCAGGCTGCGTGCTTGCGGATGGCGGCGTTTCCGTCTTCGGTGATGGTGACAAGAGCTTGAGCAGTCTGTCGGTCAAGTTCGGCTCGGTTTTCTCCGCTATCTCCGCTGGCAGAGGCGGCACCTGCGGGGGCTTGTACACAACCGTTGGTAGGGAATGACAGCCGCAGAGAGCCATCACCAATATCAAGCTTGAGCTTCGCAGCGTTTTGGTCAGCATTTTTCTGGGCCTTTCGTAGTTGGGTTGCGTGGTCGATCAGGGTGTCAGCCAACTTCTGCTCGGTGTCTCGGGCGTGTTCGTTGGCCTCCGCCACCTTCAGGGCGTTTTCGGTCATAGCCTCTTCGTACCCGGCGTGGTGCTCGTAAGCGCCAGCAGCAACGCCAAGGGCTATCAGGCCAGCGATGACCCATGTGTAAAAAACACTAGGCATTGTTCACCTCCGCGCGGGCCGCAGCCAAGATTTCACGTTCCTCGTCCGACTCCAAGTGATTGGGC